ACGGCATCGGCGGCTGCGGCGTGAACGATTGGACGATCTATTCGCGTGCCGGTCAGGTCGCGGTGTCGGAAGCGTTGGAGACTGTCTCGTTTTCGGTCAACGTCTTTGGCACGGCGGGCACCGCGTCTTACACGCTGGTGATGTATGGCTCTTGATCCGGGGCGGCTTCGCGAGCGGGTGACGATCCAGCAGGCAACCGAGCGACGCAACTCGCTCGGTGAGACCACGCTGGAGTGGGCGACGTTTGCCGAGCGGTGGGCCAGCGTGGAAGGTCTCTCGTCTCGCGAGGTACTGCTCCTGGGGCAGCAGCAGACCGAAGGCACGCACCGCGTGCGGCTGCGATACGTGACGGGGCTCGTGCAGACGATGCGGCTTCTGTGGCGTGGTCGGGTGCTGGAGATCACGACGCTACTCGAACACGCGAACCGCAGCGAGCACGAGTTGCTGTGTACGGAGAGGGTGGACTGATGGCGATCGGTCGCATCGAACTGAACGCGGAAATCGAAGGGCTCGATGCCTTGCTCAAGAACCTGAGCGAAGCGTTGCGGCCCGACCAGAAATCTCGCATCGTTGAGAAAGCGATGCAGAAGGCGATCAAGCCGGTAGTCGCCGCCCTAGAGCGGGTGACGCCGCTCGGGCCGACAGGCAACCTCCGCAGGGCGATCGCCTCGAAGGTGGTGCGGTATCCGCTCGACGGCAACGCGGTCGGCGTAGTCGGGTTTCAGCGGGCGGGGCGAGGGCGGGCGACGAGTGCGGCAGGCGGAAGCGTTCGCATTGGCCCTGACCGGGCGTTTCACCAGTGGTGGCTCGAAGAGGGCACGCAAGAGCGGTTCGTTGGCACGCTGGCGAACAAGCCCTACATCCGCAAGGGACACACTCGCCGCATGAAGTCGGGCGTGGTGGCTGATGTAGGCGAGCACAGCGTCAGGCAGCAAGGCGGGTACATCGCTTCGAGTTTCAAGCGGCTCGGGCCGTTCAAGATGCAGCCGACGCCGCGACCGCCGCGAGGGCAGGAGGGGCAGAGGGTGCAGACGCAGCCCGGCTACCCGAATGCTTTCTTCAAGAAGTCATCGACGCCGATCACGAGTCCGGCGATGACGCCGGGCGGCTCTGGCGGCACTCCTCCCCTCAAGACTGCGTTCGATCAGACCCAGACCACGGTTGCCGAGATCCTGTCGCGGGAACTGCGGATCTCGCTCGAACAGGTCTGGGCAAACCTTTCTGCCAGCACGTCCGCTAGAGGCACGATCGAATGAAAGCCCCCGAACGCCTCGTCGCTGATGCCCTGGTCGCCGCTCCCGCCGTTGCGGAACTGATCGGCGATCGCGTCTACCCCGTGATCGCACCCGCCTCGGCGGCGATTCCGTTCGTGGTCTGGCGGCGGCAGGCGGTGCAGCGTGACGCGACCCTTTCCGGCCCGTCGGGCGTTGCGACGGTAACGCTGGCCGTGGATATGTACGCCACGACCTATGAGGGAGTAAGAGAGCTCGCTGACCGCTGCCGGGCGGTACTGGATGGTTTCGGGGGGGCGTTGGGAAACTGGATTTCAGTCAGGAACGTGTCGCTGCTCAGCGAGAGCGACGGGTTCGTACAGTTGGCCGGCGGCGACTTGCCGCCCGTCTACAGCGTGACGCAGACCTATACCATTCTCTGGCAGGAGATTTAGCCCGTGTCATTCGATACTCCGCACGATGGTTCCGGCACACTCCTTCGCTTCGGTGCCAATGCGTACACGGCAACGAACATCGTCATCAGCAACACCAATCCTGCCGCCGGGGCAGACTCGCGGATCGACGTGGCACACCTGTCACAGTCTGCGGGCGAACTCGCTGCGACGATGGATCGTCCGCTCGTGATCCCTGCCGAGGACGGCGGGTCGGGCCGGCAGATCACGTTCGACTACCTGGGGAAGACCATCCTTCTCGACGGCGCAACCGCCACGGTCTACATCGCTGTCGGCGGCACTGCTCTGATCGGATCGACTGCTGTCGCCGGGACGGCGTTCTATGCGACGGTGGCTAGCTCGACGCTGACGCTCGCGACCAATGACGCGATTCGCGGGCAGGCGGTACTGACGCTGGTACGCACTAGCTCGCTGACCTGACCATGACGGAGGGCCGTCATGGCGATTCCCTGCCAAGGGTTCACGATCACTTGGGGCGGTCAGTCGCTCCAAGAGGTGCAGGCGTTTGACTTGGATGCCGCTCGCGGGCTGCCGCTCGGTCGCACGACCACATGGACGCCGAGCCTGGGCACGCTGCGGATCGCCGCGTTCTCCACGGCTCACCTGCCCGAGAGCGAGTACGGCCGGCGAAAGCGGCTGACGTTCGCGGGTCGCACCGCGTCGGCTGGAACGCTCGTGACGTTCTTTGATCGCGACTGCATCTACGAAGACGCACGCATCGAAGCAGTCGCGAATGAGGTCGTGAGGTTTGCGTACACGTTTAGGGTAATGGATACGGTCGGAGCTCCGACTAATCCATAGGAGATCGTGACAGATGGCACTGACGGCAGAGCAGATTCTCGCGGCGGATGACATGGGGCTGAAGCGGGTTCCTGTGCCCGAGTGGGGCGGCGACGTGTTCATCCGCGTGATGAGCGTGGGCGAGCGTGACTCGTATGAGCGGCGGTGGATCGGCAAGAAGGAAACCGGCATCGAGAACTTCCGCACGCAGTACCTCGCGGGCGTGTTGTGCGACGAGACCGGAAAGCTCTTGTTCACCCGCGACCAGATCGACAAGCTCGCGAGCAAGAGCGGTGCGGTGATGGGCCGGCTGTTCGATGAGGCGATGAAGCACAACCGCATGACAGAGGAGGATGTGCAAGAACTGGGAAAAGGCTGAACGCGAGCCCGACTCGCCGTTATATGTTCGCGGTCGCTCGCGATCTCGGCATGACGGTCAGCGAGTTGAGCACGCGAATGGATTCGGCCGAGCTCTCTGAATGGATCGCCTACAACCGCTACTTCTCGGCGTTGCCGGATTCGTGGCGGGAGACGGCACTGATCGTCACGGCTCTCCTGGCTCCGCACATCGGAAAGAATCAGAAACGACCGAAGCCCGAGGATTTCATTCCGATAGAGAAGCCGCCGCAGCACGAGTCGCAGGACATGGCGGCGTTGTTGGAGTTGCGGCGGCAGTTTGGTCTAGGCGATCTCGAAGATGGCTAACGTCCTCTCATTAGCGTTGCGGGTCACGGCTGACGCCAGCGGGCTGCGGCTCGATCCAGTGCAGCGTGCGCTTGTGGGGCTGGGCGATCAAGCCGAGAAGTTGACGAGTCAGTTCGCCAAGTTTTCCGGCGGGAGCGAAGCGGCGGCGGCGGCTCAGGCCCGCTTTGAGCAGCAGTCGCAGGATCTTATCAACACCCTTCGCGACGGCGGGCCTGGGGCTGCGACGCAGTTCGCCGCTGCCTTCGAGCGGCTAACCGAAGCCGCGAACAAAGAGGCTGCCGCGTTCCAGCGAGCGCAGCAAATCACCGAAGCCAATCTCACAACGCTGGAGCGGTTCGACCGTGCTCAGGCGGAACTGACTGAGCAACTGAACGCCGGGCGGATCTCGCTGGAGACCTACAACCGGGCGACCGAATCCGCCGCCAAGGGGCTCACTGATGCCGAGCGTGCGGCTCGCGGGCTGGCTGTGCAGACCGATGCGATCGACGCGGCGGCTTCTGGCACGACGCTCCAGTTCAACGAGCTCTCTGGGGTGTTCTCAGTGCTGCCCGGCCCGCTGGGCAACATCGCGGGGCGGATCTCGGGCATCGCGAGTGCGAGCGAAGGGCTGTCGCGGATCTTCGCAGGCGGATTGACGGCGGGCTTCCAGGGGCTTGTGTCTTCAGTCACGGCCCTCATCAACCCGTTCACACTCGCCCTCGCGGGCATCACGGCATTCGCGGCCGGTGCGACAGCGGTGGTGCGTGGACTCGTGGCCCTGGAGGATCGCGTAGAGCGTCTCAGTCGCTTGGCGACGCAGTTGGGCGTGTCGTTTGAGTTCGTGCAAGTGCTGGAGGAAGCGGGCCGCAGGGCAGACGTTTCGATTGAGCAGTTGAGCGGCTCGTTCGCTCGGCTTCAGAACACGCTTGCAGGGGCAGACGAAGAGAGCAAGAAGGCGAGT